AGTCAATCTAGTCTTTGCTTTATAATGTTTAGTTCTTCGAGTTCTAGATGCTTTTGCTTTAGCATATTCACCCAATATATATTTAATAATAATTGTTTTAGTATGTTTATTCTTATCTTGAATTTCAGTCAACAACTGACAAATATTACTGACAGTCTTTGTTTGCATAATACTCTTATCAAATGACAATGATCTAGGATCAGTTACACTTTTCATAATATTACCTCCTATTAGTGATCAAAAGTTTTAGGTTGAACAGTTTAATTATCCACATGTTCAGGTGAATGAATACTCCCATACTATGCTTGTTCGATAGTTATTCTGTTCTCACAGTTCCTGTGCGTACAAGCTAACGCTACTGACCTATACTGTATTAATAGGCATTATCCCGTTTTTATAGACTTATGGCTGCTTTGTCTTCGGGTTAGAGACCTTTTATTTGTTCATGTATGGTCGCTATGTATCACAACATATTGTCTAGGACCACTCGAAGGTTCGTTATAGTGTGTTATCACTAGCTTATTTCTCTTGATGACTTTAACACCACATTAAATAGTTAATAGCCAACTCTATTTAATGGCTTGAAATATTTGAGTGTTTTGTTGGGACACTCGAAGTAACTATTTTAATTATATATGTTTAGCGTATGTTTATACATAATATACATACATAACACTGGTTATTAAGTAGTAATTAAATGGACAAAACCCTGGTGACTCGTAAGCCATTATCCAGGGCGTATATCTTTAATCTGTCCTCCAATGTTAATTATTCACCATCAAATATCTCTTCCACCTCATTCTTCTCCTCAGGAAGGTCTTTCAACATCAATTCAGCAGGGTTATCGAAGTCAATACCATTACTCCTAGCCATCACCTTGATAGTAGAGAATACAGTAGACCATTGCTGCAGCACCTGACGCTGAGATGGAGTCTTCTCTCTAAACACAGGATCCCAACCTGGTCTAGTAGGTGCACTGGCAAGAGCAGTGAACATTTTATGTAAAGCATTCTCATACTGAGAACTAAAGAATTTGATTAGTTTACCTTTATTCATTAAAGACATTGTATCTCCTTTTATTTTTATCTTTATTTGTTTCAATTTCAACTAATTTATTTAAATTCAAAAATAACTAAATTTCCTTTTTGGAAATCCGCCCGATAGGGCGGGTATACCATATAATGCCACATACTAAAATTGCATAATTTTTAAAAGTTGCCTATATTATGGCTTAATTCAGGGAGGGATTATGAAAAAGAAGAACTCTAACAAGCTTACTAATAAGGAGATAGGTAAAAGATTTAATTTTCTTATTTATAAGATACAAGGTCTAGAGCAAGCGTATGATCTAATGCAAAGAATGGTGTCAGATTATATGGATTTTAAGGAAGATAAGGAAGTATTTAAGAAGTTTCTAGAGGAGAAATTTAAAAAAGAGTCAAAATCAAAAACGCAAGTAGCTGAAAAATAAGGTAGTTACACTTGGATTGATTATCCAGATTTAAATTGCAAAGTAGTTTTTTCGAAAAGTCTTATTTTAAAGGGACTTACAAGAAAAATAAATTATTGTTTTTTAAATTAATTTCTAGTAAACTAGTTACGTATGAGTATGAAGAAATATATATTAACAATTAAGTTTGATGACTCTACTGATACTATCGAATGGCTCCAAGAGGAGATTATCTCTGATGATGATCTTCCTGAATTCCTAAATAAATATAAACATAAGTTTTCCAGTGATATTATTGGAGAGGCTTAAAGGGACATCCCCTGGCGGGGATTCATGTTATGAGAGTATATAATGTAAATGGTATTGATCATAAAGTCTTTGATGACGGTGATAAGATACCTGATAATATTCGAGTAAATAACGACTGGAGACAAGCGAGTATTGGGGAATGGGTGCGTTCTGATGATGATTGTGTTATTCAAGTATTGCGCAAAGGAAAGATGGTCGTGCCGAAAGGACGGAATAAGGCTAGGGAATACGTTGGCACGTGCACTGGGACTTTTCCAGTAACCTCCAAGGTGAAGATGGATACTTCACGCAGGGTCAACATTTACTCCTTTGGAGGGGGTAAGAATCCTGCAGACGTTCTGCTAGATCGGACCAGACCAAGTAGGTACGAACATCTATTCATTCTATATGTTTCATCTGGACTTAGTCCACAGGAAGCATACATGAAAGCATTTCCTACTAATAGTCCTGGATATGCGAAAAGGAAGTCGTCAGAACTAGTAAAAACAAAGAGGGTTATAACTGCTATGAAAGAAGAACTAAAGCCTGTACTGGAAGAACTAGGTATAGATGAGAAGTCTGTTATTAATAACATTAATTTAATTGCTAACTCATCACAAAAGGATGAAACAAGACTTAAAGCATTATTTAAACTATCTGATATTATGGATCTAGAGGATAAGAATAAAACTACAATAACTCAGGTATCAGGTGCTTTGTTTCAAGGATTCAAGGATAAAGAATTACTAGAAGTAGAAAGACCAAAAGAGATAGAGAATGGTTAAATGGCTGTAGAAGATAGATTAGTAGATAAATTTAATTTAATGGATGAAGGTATCTTTGAACCTAAAGATGCTACTTATTTTGAAACAAGAAAGTATACTCCTTCTGGAAAACCAGAAGATATAGGATTGGACAGGGAATCAGTACATAATGCATTAATGACTGCTGGATTAACACCAGGTATTGGTAACATAGCAGATGCTGCAGACGCATTGATGTATGCCTTTGAAGGCGAATTTGGATCTGCTGCAATTTCTGCTGCTGCAATGACACCTTTTATAGGTCAATTCGTATCTGCTAAAAAAGCATTAAAAATAGCTAAAAAATCTGGAGAGGAAATGGTAACTGTTTATAGAGGTATTGGTGATTGGTATCCAAAACAAATGGTTAAAGATGGTAAATTTATAGGTGAAGGAATATATAGTCAAAGAATGACTAGAAAAGGGCTGGTCACTCCCTTCTATACTACAGCTAAAAAAGTAGACGCAGAGATGTTTGCAAAAATGTATTCAAAAGACGCATTAGAAAAAGGTATAAAAGCTAATCCTAAAATATTAAAATTTGAAGTTCCTAGATCTTGGGTTGATAAAAATTTAGTAACTCCAGGTGGAGATTTATTAAGTTCAATACCTAGAGGTTCCAATTTAGAATCCTTTAAACCACTTCACATATTTAAAGAAGGTATACCTAAAGAATTTTTAACTAAAGTACATAATATTGATTTACCTAAAGAACAATCAAAAGGTTTAATGGATTATATAAAGAGAATTTTTTAAGATGAGTGATTTAGTAAGTAGGCTTCCAGAAGACAAAATAATGAAACAGTTTGGTTTAATGGACCAGGGTATATTTGATCCAGAGTTTGCAGAAGAAGAATTAATGCCACAATCATCTACTTATATAGATCCTTACTTTGCTCTACATGGAAGAACAAGACCATCACAACCTATATTAGAAGGAAATATAGGAGATGTTTATACAGCAGGTAAAGAATTTTTAAGTGATCCTCATAATGCATTAGCAACTGCTGGTTTTGCTACAGGAATTTTAGAACCTATTGGAATTGGAGCTGATATATTTGATGCATTGTTATATCTAGGAGAGGGTGATTTATGGGGTGCTGGATATGCAACTGCAGCTGCTATTCCTGGTTTAAGTTTATGGGCAAGAGGAGCTAAACAAAAAGCTAAAGCAGGTAGAATGGTAAAAGAAGGTGAAATAATTAAAGAAACTCTTATGGATGGAGATACAGCTTTTCATCAATGGAATAAATATATAAATAATTTGGGTAAAGAATCTAATTATATTAATCCTACAACAATAAAATCTATTGATGGAAGAGAGTATGTTGTAAGTACTACTGGAAAATTCTCAGATTTTTTAGATGAAAAAAGATATGTTAGTAAAGGATGGAAGGTTGATGGTAGTTCTAGGAGAGGTCCTTATGGCAGAGAGATTGTAATAGTTAAGATAAAAGATGCGGAATCAGGAGAAGAAATTTTTCAACCATTTTATAGATCTACTGGAACAGGAGAACCTAGTATGAAAAGTCAAGGAAATTGGCTTCCATTTGAAGGACATTCTCCTAAAGCTTCAAATGCTTATATAGAAATGTTAGAAGCTGATGGCAGTATATCTAAATTTCATGGATATAATGAAGACATGGTAAAATTTCATAAGTCTACTCCAGATGATATAAAAAGTGGTAAAGTATCTTGGTCACTTTTAACTGATTCTAAAGGATATACAACAACACCAACGCCAGGTGGGCCAGGATGGTATATTAAAGCATTTAAGAATTTTGATGGTAATAGGGTTAATACTAGTATATCTAAAACAAAAAGAGGTTTAGATGTTCATGAAGCTATTGATCACTATTTAAGATTTATTTGGAATAGATAATGGCTAATATTAATACACAGAATGTAGGTAGATATGAGTGATTTAGTAAGTAGATTGCCAAAATATGAATGGAAAGATGATTCACCAGAAGAAAGAAGTGAATTTGCAAGAGGTCAAGCAATAGGAATAGCATTAGATTATTTAAATCCACATAAAGATTTAAGTATTAATAAATCTTTAACTTATGAACAAATAGATAATGTTGTTAGAGCATTAGAGCAATTAATGGATGAATATCATAACCCTTATCTTAAGATGATAGAGCCAACTGGTGGTGATTGGGGTAGAGCTTATTTTAAAAGGGGGAAATATGATGCTCCTGATACTTTAGGTATTCCTGCCATAGATAAGTTTAATAATTTAATTGCAGAATTAGCACATGCTAAACAATATATAGAATCTTCTTCTGTTAGGGATTCTTTACGGCGGGAATCTAGGAGACAAAAAGCACTTTTTGGTGAAGGAGTATATGATATAATGGCTCAAAAAGGTTCTGGCAAACCAACAGTAGAATATCAAGCACATGAAATAATAGAACCTGAAATAAATCAAAGATTTTTAGATTTATTAGAGAGTATTGAAAGAGAAAATTATTTTAGAAAACATGGATGGAATAGAATAAATGGCTAATATTAATACACAGAATGTAAGTAAAGCAGAAGAAGCGTTAATGCTTGCTAAACATGATATGATTGCATTTGGTAAGTTATTCTTGCCTGATGATTTTATGAGAAGTGAAACTCCATTCTTTCATTATGAGGTAGCAGATGCAGTAATGGATATGGATAAAAGACAGTTAGCTGTTATTCTTCCTAGAGGTCATGGAAAGACAGTATTAACAAAGTGCAGTATTATGCATGACTTCTGTTTTACAACTGAACCACTTTTTTATGGTTGGGTTGCTGCATCGTCAAAGATCAGTGTACCAAATCTAGATTATATAAAGTATCATTTGGAATTTAATGAAAAAGTGTTGTATTATTTCGGTAGTTTAAAAGGAAGAAAATGGACTGAAGATGATATTGAACTCAAAAACGGTTGTAAGCTCATTAGTAAATCGAATTTATCAGGAATTAGAGGAGGAGCGAAGCTCCATAAAAGATACGACCTCATCGTTCTTGACGATTTTGAGGATGAAAATAATACCATTACACAAGAGTCTAGGGCTAAAATCGCTAATCTTGTTACGGCAGTTGTTTTCCCTGCTCTTGAGCCTCATACGGGTAGGCTTAGGATTAATGGCACTCCTGTTCATTTCGATTCTTTCATTCAGAATATTCTCGTTGGGAAGGAAAAAGCTGACAAGTCTAATAAGAAATATAGTTGGCATGTTATAAGTTATAAAGCATTACAGAAAGATGGAACGTCTCTTTGGCCAGGTTGGTTTGGTATGAAAGAGATGGCAAGAAAGAAAAAGTTTTACGCTGATTCTGGTCAGCCACAGAAGTTCTATCAAGAATATATGATGGAAGTTCAGAATGCAGAAGATGCAATATTTACTAGGGACCATATCCAATTTTGGGATGGTAAATACAATTATGATGAAGATACTGAAATCAGTTATATCATTACTTCGGACGGAGATGAAAAGCCTGTCAACATATTTGCAGGAGTTGATCCAGCCACGGATAGTGCTAGAAGAGATACTGACTTTAGTGTCATCATTGTTGTCGGGGTTGATGCAGATAATAATTGCTATGTTATTGATTATTTGCGTCATAGGTCATTACCTGTTTTGGGTATCCCTGGCGATAATAAAAAAGGTATTGTGGATCATATATTCAATTACAATAAAATATATCATCCATCTATTTTCACTATTGAAGATACGGCTATGTCAAAGCCGATTTTTCAATCTTTAGTGGCAGAAATGAGAAGAAGAAATGATTTTAGTGTGAAGTATAATGCAGAGAAACCTGGTAATAGAATGGGTAAGAGGGATAGAATACAAGAAGTATTAGCTCAAAGATTTGCAATAAGAAGTATGTATGTAAGAAAAGAACATTATGATTTGCAACATGAGATTTATACGTTTGGTCCACGAATGGGCCATGATGATACAATAGATGCGTTGGCTTATGCGTGTAAGTATGCACATCCTCCTAAGTCTTTAAAAAAGATTAGGGAAGGAGAATGGAAAAGGCATAGACCAATGGCAAGAAGCTGGATAACAGCATAAGGAGATAATATGCCATACGGTAAAGGGACATATGGAAGTAAAGTAGGTAGACCACCTAAAAAGGTTAAAAAGAAAGTAAAAAAAAGAAAAAAGAAATAATGCCTAAAGTAGGTGATATGTATTTTCCTTATACTCAAGCAGGGTATAAGGCTGCACAGACTTTTTCAAAGACTTCTGGTCTTCCAGTTGTATCTGGTGGAATGGGTCAAAATGCTGTGTATTCAAAAGTAAAAGATTTGGAAGGAGAAGGAATTGGTTCTGATCTTTACTCAAATGTTGGTAATTCTTTAATAGGAGCATA